TACTTGATATCCTTCTTGTGTTAGCAGTTGCCAATAAAAAGAGGCTGCTTGTCCCAAAGTTACACTTGTTCCTTGTGCTTGTAATTTAACGGCAGTTTTAGTTGTTCCGTTCTGCCATACGTCTATTGGTTCTATTTGTTTCATATTTTACTTTTTTTATACATAAGATTTTAAAGGTGTAAAGATATTTTAATTTTCTTTACTCTTGTTTTAATAATATAGGTAATACTTACCCTTCTAGTGTTTCAATTCTACTTTTTAAATCTTCTATTACGGTTTGTTGTTCTTGTATTGCTTTAGTTAAAATAGCGGTTATATTAGCGTAATTGACAACTTTTTGATTCTTTCCTTTAATATCAATATCTTCAACAATTTCGGGAATTATCTTTTCTATTTCTTGTGCAATAAAACCAAAACCATTTTCATTGTTGGATTTCCAAACATAAGAACTTGGTTTTAATTTGAGAACATCTAATAATCCATATTTTATAGTTTTTATGTGTTTTTTTAATGAAATGTCTGAATTTGTAAAAGTTCCGCTTGTTGATATAGAACCGTTTGCACTATTTACCCAATTAAAAAAGACTAATGCTCCGCTGCCACCAACATAAGTTGACCATTTTCCGTTTGCGTTACCTTCATAATAAACTCCCGTTGCTCCTCCTAAAGTTAAAATTCCTCTATTTGCATCAACATTACTACCAATTAATAATCTACCCGTTGATAAGATGGTGAGGCGTGTTGCTAGTGTTCCACTATTGGCAGTCTTAAAAAATAGTTGCCCCGTAGTATTATTTACTTGATCATATTGAATTTGCGCATTTATATTTGTTACGCTTGTTCCTTGAAAACTAATATTTCTAGTGTTGCCTTTTGGTATTATATCCCCACTAAAAGTAGCATCACCCCCCGATGAGATGGTGAGTTTTGTTCCTTGATCACTTCCTCCTCCTCCTCTATAAAAATACAATTCATTACTATTACCTTTTGATATTTCCCATTGAGTTGTTCCGCTATTATTAGCAAATGCCAAAGATACATATTCACTTGAACTTGCTATTAATTTAATTTTTTCTTGAACGCTACTTTGAAATGTAGCCAAACCCGTATAAGAAATAGTTAAAGCAGTGGTTGTCCCATCACCATTTGTAAATAATAAATCATTATTATCAGAATAAATCCCATAAGGATTACCTCCACTATTTTTTATTAGAATACCACCACTTGATGAACTAATACCTTGGATATGTAGTTTTGCAGTTGGAGTAACTCCAATTCCTACATTACCATTCCCTAAAATTGTTAAAGCGTCTGTCGTTGAATTTTCTGTACCATTATGTACAGATAACTTTATAAAATTACTTGCTTGTGTCGAAGAAACTTTATTTTTTATTTGATTGAATCTGCTTATGTTTCCGTCCGATCTGCCCATTTTGACATAACCTTCAACATCAATCGTAGACATGACATTAAGGTTTATCGTCCCCCCCGATGAAATGCGCATTTTTTCGGTTGGGCTTGTTAAGCCATTTGGGCTTGTCATAAATCTTATATAACCCCCATCTGCTCCTGTTGTTGTTTGTTCAATTCTAATATCTCCTAAAACCCCTCTACTACTACTACCAATAAATCTGCCTCCCGCAGTTGCTGAATCTAATAATTGAGTGCTTGTTATAAATCCATTTGAGCCTACAACAACAGAGCCACCCGATGGTGTAAAAATAGCAGCACCACCATCTGACATATCAAGAGTAAGAGCGGTAATATTTGCAGAGCCATCTACACCTCTAAATTTAATATCTCCATCCTGTAGAAGATTTATAAACTCAATATTAGATTGATCTTTTTGTATATCTAAAAGAGTTGTTCCACTTTTTTTAAATAACCAATTATCTCCAGCAGCATCAAAAACAATATCTGCTGCTGAATCAAGAGTTAAATCCCCACTTGATAAGGCTATAGTAGTTCCGTCAATGTTAAAATTATCAATGTCTATTCCAGCGTCTGCTGTAATCTTACCACTAAAAGTAGCAGCACCATTACTATCAAAACTTTGCCTTACATTCCCACTACCATCTGAAATGATAATATTATTGTCTGATGTTGCTATTGTGCTACCCGTATTAGAACCAATTATTACGTTATTAGAACCCGTTGTTATTGCAGAACCCGAATCCTTACCAATAGCAGTATTATTTGCTCCAGTACTGTTTCGTAAAGATAAATATCCTACCGCAGTACTATTACTATTAGCGGTATTTGCTCCCAAGGATAAATATCCAATCGCAGTATTATTTGCTCCCGATACATTTAATATTAACGCACTTTGCCCAATAGATACATTATTACTTGCATAAGTGTTTGCTTGTAGTGATTGAACGCCAATAGCAATATTACTACCCCCCGTAGTGTTACTTGTTAAGGATAAATATCCAACAGAAACATTAGAAAGTCCCTCTGTATTATCTCCCAATGCACTTTTTCCTATTGCAACATTTTGTGTTCCCGTAGTTAAACTAGATAAATTATCTAAACCAAATCCCGTATTGTTTAGTCCCGTAACATTTGCAATATTTCCTCCACCTATGTTATAAGAGACAGTTGAGAATGCGGCAGAATTAGGTTGAGATAATGTAATTTTATGATTAGCATCTATTAAAAGAGTTGCATCTCCTTTTATGGTATTTGCATTTGTCCATATTGCTATTTGATTGGCAACGGGTGTTCCACTAACCGTTACAGTATCTACTTCAATAACATTACCAATAGAATCAACTCCTAATGTTTTTATTAATGTTCCCGTAAAATTACCTCCACCATAATTATGAAAACGAGCCTTTCCCGTAGAATCAAAGGACTGAAAAACATTACCAGCACCATCTGAAATAACAATGTTGTTATTACTTGCACTTATATCATATGCTAAAACACTAGGTGCTACTGTTCTCACCCCACTAAAAGAACCAAGAATAACATTATTATCACCCGTTGTCATTAAAATACCCGAACCATAACCTACGGCAATATTCCTATCTCCCAAATTTGCTTTTAATGCCCTATAACCTAAAGAGGTATTTGCATCTCCCGATACATTAGTATATAAAGATTCATATCCTAAAGCCATATTTTGCGTACCCGTTGTATTAGAATATAAAGCCTTTGTCCCTATTACGGTAGAAAAATATACATTCTCCGAGTTATACATTGAGTAACCACCAATTGAAATATTTCCGTTACCCGTAGTTTCTGAATATAAAGCGTGTGCACCAAAAGCGTTATTATCACCACCCGTTGTCATTGAAAACAACGTATTATAGCCAAAAGCATTATTATATCCTCCCGTAGTAAATGCTACTTTATTTAAATTATCCTTTCCAAAACCCGTATTAAAATTACCCGTATTTAAGGCTATATTCCCTCCACCAATGTTATAATTTTTTTCGGCTGCGCCCGTAGTATCTTCTTGATTTAATCTAATAGTACCATCCGTTAAAACACTAATAGTGTCATCACTTCTAAGTGTATCTGATGTGTTATTCCAAACCGCTATTGCATTCTGAGCAATTACTCCCGTTTTCTTTACCGTACCTCCCGTTGATACTTGATTATCAACATATGCCGTTGTGGCTATATTAGTTGAATTATCACCTGCGGTTGGTGGTGTTCCCAAAACAATAGAGGCATTAGCTAATGTAGCTATACCGCTAAAAGTAGTAGAACCAAACGTGTTTCCACTTGCCGTACTTAATATAGCAGTAGTAGCAGTATTACCATTTGTTAAAACTTGCTCTAATGTCTGATTATCTAATTGATCACTAAAAACTAAATCACCAGCAGCATCGGCTGATAAAACTTGTCCTACTGTTCCCGTTGCACTTGGAAATGTATAGGCATTATGAAACCTAATTCCAGCAGTAGATAAATATAAAGGCAATCCATTACCATCACCATCAGAAATCTGTACAAAAACACCAGCGCCTCTTGGTACAAAATCAATATTATCAATAGATTTTAGTAAACCTAAATAACTATCTTTTATTTTATTTCCCGTTAATGATGCCATGTGTTACCTTTTCTTTTTAATTGCCTTTCTTAATCCGTTCCGTAAAGTTAACGTATTACTGAATACCGCTGGAAAGAAAAAGGGATGAGCCTTTGTTCCTTCTTCCATTATACTCTTTATAGTAAAGAAAATTCTTTTACTATCATATCCTTTTGATTTAAAATATTTAGTCAAGTTGTCAACCCTATTTCCTCCCTCTCCTTTTGCTCCCTTAAATCTACTAGCATAAGAACTTAATTCAGCTGGTGGGTTGGCTTTTCCCTTTGTACCAAACTCAACAAAAGGGGCATATGCAGCACCAACATACAAAGTAATGCTACCTCCCTTTTTTGATAGTTTGTTTCTTTTCTTAAAACTTCCTAGTAATTTTCCCGTGTATATGGATGATCTTCCATCACTAGCACTACCCGTTGTGATGTTTATTTTAGCGTCTTTCTCAACCTTATTAATATAATCAACAACCGCCTTGTCTATGCCTTTCCTTTTAGCCTTTAAAGACCTATCAATTTTAATTGCTATTTTATCAGCATTATGTGTAATCTTAAAACTCATTCAATTACACGACAAGTAACATCAACCATTCTTTGATAGCCTTCTTGCGCTGAGACAGAAGTTATACTATACTCCTTTTCTCTCCATAATATAAAGTTAGATTTCGATATAGGAACTTCTAGTTGAGGGTTTCTTATCCTAAATATCCAATCACCCTCTAAAATATTTTGAGTCCCCGTAAGGTCTTGTAAATCATTCCTACGTTGATATATATCTGCCCACACCGTAGTAACAACAGAACTAACATCTAATGACTTCTGTCCCGTTGTGCTTGTTGTATATGACCTTAATTTAAGATCAACCCTCTCCCTCATACTCATATTACAATGGGTTTATAAGGAGACATTAATTGTATTGTCTCTGTTGGAGGTAGTATTGGCGTATCCTTGTCAAAGAAATTTCTATTATTATCATACATCACCTTTATGTAAGCAAGTGTAGCAAACTTAATTTCACTAGGCACAACCCTTCCGTCTGAGGTATAATAAACATTTATTTTATCGTATCCTTGATTAAAAGTTAAAACAGTACTCCTTGCCCTACTACCAATCAAACCAAAGGTGGAGTAATTAGTCGGATCAGTAAAAGTGCCACTTGCATCATTCACAAAATAATTTACAGAAGTTATGGTTGTAACGGGTGAAAACAATAAGTCTATATACTTTTCAGTTGAGTCGAATTGAATAACAATATCTCTCTTTTTTAATGTCTGTTTAAATTGCCTTTCAATATAAGCTGCTGCTGCATGGTACATATCGGTCAATAACAAGTCATCTGTACTTGCATCAACTTTTAAATAATTTTTTATTTCCGTTAAAGTCAAGTATGAATAACCACTCGCCTCACCACTTGCATCTGCAATCTTATAATCAATCATCTCCTAGTTCATCTATAAGTCTAGACTCTTTCCACCTCTTATCAGCTTCTTTGTCAAATTTATCTAAATAACGATTTCTTAAAGAATCTATATTAGATACCTCTTCTTTCGTTTCTTTTTCAATCTTTAATTCCTTGGTCTTAATTACCTCTTTCTCTTGCTTAAAAAAGTTTAACGTTTCCATTACAGCTTGACCAGTTCTAAGTAAATGTTGTTGGTCTACTCTTGACGAAACCTCAAATAATTCACCTATATTATAATTTCTGCCCTCATGTAAAAAAGCAGTACTCACTTTCATTTTTGCCATCTTATTTTGATTTTAATAAATGTTCTAAAATTTTATTATTCAAGGACTCAATACTACCTAGTCTGTGTCCCATTTCCTTTCTAAATTGACTGTCAGAAGTACTATTAACTTTTACTTCACTTTCGATATTAGTAACTTTCTTTTCTAAATCCGTCAATCTGTTATCATGTTTTTTCAAAGTAGCGTTCTGTTGCTTATCAATTAGTTTGTGTCCAAGGACGCTTCCTCCAGCACCCGTTGCTCCAACTCCCAATAATGCCATCAATTCTGCCCAATGTTGCGTAAGCCATTCGTTCATTTCTATTGTTTAATAATATCTTGCGCCTCATCTAATCCAATTTTACCCGTAATTGCCATGTATATGACACCTACCGCTACGACAAGCCTAATTATTTGTTTTACGAATCTAGGAGTTAACTTGAATTTCCCCGTTCCTCCTTCGGGACTCTTTACTTGCTCAATGACTTCTCCAGCTAGTGGGATTGTGCTTTCTATAATATTTAATAAGACCTTAAACATATTTTTTTTAACAAAGATAAATAAAAAAAGCCACCCCTTTTAAAGGTGACTTCATAAACTAAAAAAACAAGAAAAAAAATAAAATTAATTATATTCTTTACTCTGAATAACAGATGTCATTTCCATTGGAATTTTATGCCCTAAAAGTTTATTCATTTTATTAATATCACTAAGGAATATCTTTTCCTTATTTAAATATTTTTCTATAATTTCATTTACCTCTTTTATGTTTCTTCGAACATTAAGAACTTCTTCTCTTAACTTGTAGTATCTATTTTTCATCTCTTAGTTGTTTAGCTTTTGATTCATACCAATCAGCCTTTGATAAATCTCTTTCAACAGACTCGTTTGGCTTGTTACCCACTCTCATGCGATATTTAAAAGAAGTCATCTCACAGTGCTTAATAAACGCATCCTTGCCCCAAATGTCAATCATCATCTCAAAGGTTTCTTTCCCTCCTAGTTTGTAATGAGTTGGGTTTGTGTAATCGTATTCTTCATTCATAAACCAAGATTAATAACAAAAAATATAAAAACAAAGAAAAAGGGATGCAAATTGCACCCCCCTCTCAAAACAAACACACAAAAGTGGTTTATACATTCATACTTGCAATAGCAGTTGAGAACGTTCCCCATACAAAAGCATTCGGGTTATGAATTGGCAATGCAATTCTTTCCGTAGCCTTAACTGTTACCAAATCCTTAATGAAGTTGGCTTCGTTCTGCTCTGCAAAAGAAATTTCCATTCCTTCTCTTTGAGCAAGTGTAGCACCTTGGGCAAAATCACCAATGATAAACGTACCATCAGCAATAGCATTACTAACCACTATTGGAATACCTAATAGAGTGAGAACACCATTTGTGAATACAACGTAATTAGCATTAGCATCTTTTCTCAAGAACATTTTGTTATAATCAGAAGAACTGACCATAATTACGTTCGGAGAATACTCTAGAATCTGAGCTTGGTTCTTTGCAGCAACCAATACATCAAACTCATTCGTATATGCAGATGCACCAGCACCAAAGAATTGATAAAACTTACCACCCGTTGACACATCAAATTGTGCGCCTCCGCCAGCAGTCATCAAACCTTGCAAATTAACACCAGCACCCGATCCCGTCAATAATTGAGAATCTTCGACATTCATCACTTTAGCTGGTAGCCTTGTAGAAATATAAGAAGATAACTGAGGTACGTCATTTAACATTTCCTTAGTCAAAGTCATATAAGAACCAATGCTTCTTACGGGAGCGTCAACCGCATCCAATCTAAATTCAGACTCTCCATAAGCAGAACCTTCTATTCTAGCAGCAGCATTGTTTGTGTAAGCAATCTCTTGTACATATCTAACAGTATTAGAAGATGTAGGGATTGTAGGTAGGAAATCTCTTACCCTTACTGTTCTTGTTGGATCAAAGTAAAATCCACTTAATACAGATGCTGGTACAGTATTACCACTAGCGTTTAGACTAGTTACCATAGTAGCTTTAATATTTAGTGTAGCCTTACTTGCATTCCCCTCTATAAATGACTTAAATTCCCTATTTTCTTTTAGTGAATCACTAAGTTCAGATTTAAAAGTTTTGGCTGGAGCGTTAGCTAAAGCCTTCTGAGATGCCATTTCCATTCCATCAATACGAGTATTGAGTTCTGAAATAGTTTTATCTCTTTTTTCTAGCAATTCTACGACCTCTCCTTTGAGATTAGCCTTGTAATCATCACCAATATTTTTTTCGATTGACTGACCAATTTTTTGATCAATCGTTTGCTCAAGACCATCCTTGATGGCCGTCAGCTTTTGATTAATTTCTTCCATTATAATTTTAATAAAAAGTTGTCTAACTCGTCTGCTATTTTTTTGCTTTCGACTGATTCCCTTTTTAGTTCAGACTTCTGAGACTCTAAAAGTATAAGTGAAGATTTCTCTCGTAGCATTCTTAATTCAAATTCCATAAGATGAGGGTTATCAAGTTTCCTTGACATTTTGATTAACTTATCAAACTCATCCATCAAATTATCAACTGATTTTGTCCCTTTGTACTCGGTTACTTGAGCCATTGGGTTTGCTGCTAGTGTCACTAAAGAAAATTCAAATAATTTTATTTCTTTTATGTGATTGTAATTACCAACAACCTCTTCTTTTATTGGAATAAATCCAACAGAAAACTCTTTTAATATTCCTTCGGAAACCATTGTCTTAACATCCTTTCCTAAAGAACTATCTGATATTTTTGCCTCAACAAACAAACCCTTGTCATCTTCTTTCATGGACAATGGCTTACCTATTGGCTGCTGCATATTATGCTGGTATAAAAAAGCAATTCGATCTGAGTTTTCTTGTAGTGTTTTAGAATATGCCCCCCTTGTGATTACATCATCATCTGAATCAACATTGTTAAACATTGATGCATATCCTTTGATGACTCCTTTTTCGTCATCCATCTCGTCAAAATAATTACCCTTAAACTTCAGCATAAATTTAAATTTGCACCAAAGATAAATAAAAAAAAGAGCATTCATTTCTGAATACCCTTATACACAAATATTTCAAACATAAAAAGTAAATGAATCCACCACAAATCCGCTTACAAGACAAATCTATAAAAGATATCCTAAATAACAACGACAATTCACTATTTCTTTTGCTGGAGCGTTAATATCGTGTGGATGTTTCATTAAACTGCCATTTACGCTAAAAGAATCTTCCAATGGTATTGCATTACTTCTTGTGTAAAAAGATGTTGCCTCAAAATGACTATCTCTTATCCTATCATCTAAAACACCCACCCAATACTTTGCTACGGGTTTTTTCTCTGCTATTTTTCTCATCGCATACAACTCCGCTGATCCTTGAGCAAAACCTAATTCAGTTGTGGATATTACTCTTGCTCTTGGTCTGTTATTGTGATTTTTTAATTTGTTAAAAATATCTTCATCTGAAGTTCCATTTCTAATAACAGTACTAACTTGGTCTATAGTTGCTTTAACGAATGGATTGCCAATTGTAAACCTAGAAAGTAAGACAGAAATCATAAAAGATGTCATTATAAGATTATCTGTAGATACACCACCATACTTATTACTATATCTATTGTCTGTGTATAATCCCACATCGACATAACCATCTTGAAGTAATTCTTTTAAATCATTATTGTTAATCAATAAATCCCATCCCGAATCAAGACCATTTAACGCTAAAAATAATGCAACATCATTATATGTCTCATCCAATTGCATCTCAACCTCTAAGGCATACTCCTCAATGTATCTTTGCATTTGACGTTCGGTATTAAGTAAAAAAGGAATATCACCTAATCCCTCCTTTAAATACATACTCCTTCTTGCTCTAAAATTCTTATTTAAAGTAGGATAATCTAACTCATGACTGCACCTTGAGATGAATGAGTCATAATCCTCGTAAAAGTTAGGATAGCACACACTTTATTTATTTATGTAATCCGAAGTATCATTTAACATCTGTTGTGAAGTTCCTCCAGCTTCTTTCGGTGTAACACCATCAGATATTGGAATATAGTTTGCCAACATATGTATTTCATCCATTTCTTTTTGCTCAATTGGCTCGTATTGCATAGCTGCTCTCTTCTCATTTGGTGTAAGCCACCAAGCAAGACTAAGTTGCTTTACAACCTTCTCCATGTCCTCTTGTAATTCGGGAACACTCAAGAAATCAAAATCAATATAATATTGGCTACCATAGGTTGGTGCTAACCACCTATTCAACTCATCTCTTACCGCAATTAGCTTTGGAAACACTGCTTGCAAATACAAATACTTTTTAGCCTCACGATAGTTATTAAAAGTACTCGCTTGAGTATCATTCAGAAGTATCGAAGGAACTTTGTACACCGATGCTAAATCTTTGATTGATAAATTGTATTGCTCTATCAATGCTAAGTCTGCTGCTGGTAATCCCATCTCTAACCACTTAAATTGGTGATTAGTTACCATTATTTCACCAGCATTGTCAACACCCGAATACATTGATTTGTATTTATCCCTCAATGCAGCAGCGTGTTCTGCCGTAAGCATATTATCCTCAGATGTTAATATACCTCTAGCACCTTGATTAGTTAAATATTTATTACCCGTAGTTATAGCATCGTTATTCATTGCCAAATTTCTAAAGGCTGCTTGGAGTGGGCTTTGTCCGAAAAGATGGCTTCCAGCCGTTGAGTAATCGGGATTAAAATTCTTTATATGCGCAACTTGGTCTGCCTCAATACCCTTGTTATAACTCAACCAATTTAAGGTGTATCCCTTAATCGGTTCCATAATTGTTCCTCCTTCAATTTGGACTAACTGAGAAGGGAGAACGTGCATTTCTTTTATTCTACCATTTTGTCCTCCCGTTTCGGGTTTTAGTCCCCATATAAAACCATCACCCGTTAAACATTCAAAGGCAATTAAATCCATCATAAATTCAGCTTGTCCTTGCATTGGATTCGGATTATCTAAGAATTTTGCCAACTCAGAATTGTCAGCTGGTTTTAATGCCCTATTTTTCGCATTCTTAGCCTCATACATTGATGTGTCATTAAACGCACCGCTAATTAGACTAGAATATTCTTTTAAAGCGCCTCTATCTTTTTTCTCATAAACCCTCATCTTTACATTTGATGCTGATTTAGAAATTAAATCTATAATAGAATAAACCGTAGCATTTTTTTGAAATCCTTCACGAATAAAGGCTTCCTTTGATGGGGTTTGTTGTATGGTGGGAGATACACCAAATCTACCAAAAATTAACTCATTATACCGAGGATCATTTTTTTGTTCCTTCTTTTTTCCCCAATTGAAAATTCCCATTTATATATATTTAAGACAAAAATAACGAAAATAAAAAATACACCTCAATTTATAGAGGGTTTTAAAGATAAAACTAAATTCAAATTACACACTAATAAGAAATATACTACTCCAATGCTACTTAAAGCTATATAACAAAGAATTTATTTCCTACAAAAAAGTGAGAATAATATCCCATCCTTAATGCATCCATGCTATGATCATTCTTTCCATCGGGAAATTGCTCATAGGCATTGTCATCATCGGGATCAAATCCACGCTTTAATTTCCAACTATAATTTTGATATTCTTTTAAAAGATTCTTTGAGTCTTTTTGATAAAAAACACTTGCTCTCTTTAAGAAATTAATACCCTCTAAAATACTACCACTACCCTTCCTCGCCTCACGTGCTGCAAAGCCACTTCTCTTAAGTTGTTCTATAGTCTGCTTTTGATTGTGGTCGCAATATATTGGCTCACCCATGTAATGAGCATTACGTAAAACCATGATAATATCCTCATCAACCATTTTGGTCGAATAAGCCAACTCCTTTACGTAAATACTTTCATTTGCACTTACAATTTTTAGGATTACTGAGGGATCGGGATAAAATCCAAAATCTACTGAATAGAATACTGCCCCTTCGGGTAATTCAGACACCTCTTCCCATCCCTTGTAAATTCTACCCTTGTTTGTACTTGCCCTTAAACCTAAACCAAACACTCGCCATGCTTCGGGGTCAGTCTGCTCAAGTTTCATTATTTCCTTCTTCTGAATATCACTGATAAAATTATTATCCTTAAAAGTGCTTACAAATACTGCAACATCCTCTGCTCTGTTGTCCTCAAGATCATACACCCAGTGATCACTCATTGAGGGATTATAGCACATAAAGACTTGTGTTGTTGTTCTGTAATTTAGCTGGCGCATCTCTTCTTTACTTAACTCTTGACATTCTATTATGTAGAGAATATCCCTTTTCATTGACCGCAATCTTTCGGGTTGGTCTCCCGTAGCTAGAAACTTAAATGTATGACCATTGAGTACGTATTTTAGGTCAGTTTTATTGTGATTTGTTTCATCGTAATATTCCCACGAGTTAAGTATCTCAAAAAAATCTGCATAACCACTATCTTTTAGCGAAGGGAGAAATTTTCTCACTATAGTAAAATTTAAGGCTTCCTTGGGGTCTGTGTTTAGTGCTTTGTAAATAAGGTATTGTAATATAGCATATGTCTTGCCCGATCTTGTCCCACCGTTGTGGATTACAAACCTTTTACCTACACTCTCTACACATTGATAGAATTGCTTATTCGCTTGTATCTCCATCTACCACTTCTGCTTCTTCTATTTGAAATTTATCTGCTGGAACAATCTGTATCAACTCTCTCTTTTGAGTTATCTCCACTTGTCGTTTTTCTACCCAACCAGCTTGTGTCTTTAAAAAGAATATTTGAGATAACGTGTCATCCTTTTCAATTGCTTTACGAATTAAGCTATTAGCAACCTTTTCTTTTACTACTGCTCTAATGGCATCTGTTTTTGCTCTAAACTCCTCATCGTTGTTGTAATAGTTACGGTAAGTAGCAACACAGACACCAGCACGATCACAAGAATGTTGAATTGCTCCATATTCATCTTGCATAGCCTCTAATATCTTATTCTTATTCAATTGCGTAGTTACCGAGGCATTGGTATTGCCCTTTCCTTTGTAGTATGTTTCTTCCTTTGGCATAGCGCAAATATAACCACTATTTGTTTCTACTATACAAATACTAGCTTTCAAAGCTTTCAAAATTAATCTGAAAGTAATGAAAGTTGTTTTTTAGTTGGGGATTGTTTATATTTGCATTGCTCACAATAAAATACTTCTTTACCATAAGATATTTAAAGAAAACTAGAAATGAGCTACTAGTCTTTAGAAACCTTAGTCGTTGGTAGAGTGGCTAGGGTTTTTTTATGTTCTCTTTTTCCCATAATAAAAGAGGTTAACACTTTACCTACTTCATAGACTTAGGCGGTGGCTTTCTAAAAACATAATTCTTTTTGAAAACTAAGAAGATATATTTATTTTAAATAGTTAGTATGGGCTT